GGGCAGACCTGGGAGCGAAGCTCGTCCCCAAGTTCGAGAAGGCGATCCCACGCATCACGGAGCTGATCGAGAAGCTCCCCGCAGCCTTCGAGTGGATCGGCGAGACAGGCTCCCAGGTGTTCGGGTTCATCGAGGCGCTGGGCGGCATGAAAACGATCCTGCTCGCCATCACGGGGATCAAGATCGCCCAGTTCGCCACGGCCATGACGGCGACCGCCACGCAGGCCGGGTTGCTGACCGTGGCCATCGTGGGATTCGCAACGGCCCTCTATAACCTGTACCGCATTTCGGGGCTGCTGAAGGATATCGATGCGACGGAGGAGGCCAGCGGCAACATCGTCAGGGCGAGCGCCACCAGGGCAGAGAAGATCGGCCGGGAGGCCGGGGAGACTTCAACGGTAGGAGCCACCGCGGCGGGCGTGTTCCACGCGTATCAGTCCCGCATCAGGCGCCGGAACCTGCGCCGGGAGGGCATCGACCCGCACTCATCCTCTGAGCAGAGGTCGACGGCCGTGGCTCTGGAGGTTCTAGTCCGGGACGACCGGGTGTCGGTCCTCCCTGTCAATGTGAAGGGTCGTGATGTTTCAGTCGTGACGGACACGATGCGGGCTGGCACTGGGACACGGGCCCCGACGATGCGGAGTCGCTGACATGGTGGAGACCTGGAGAGACCGTGTGCGGCCCGCCTCCTGGCGGGGCATCGACTTCGAGATGGAGTCAGTCGGCGCAGAGACCGGCCGCCGTGGCGAAGACATCCAGTATCCGGGGAGCGACCGGACGTTCCCGGACAACACTGGCAGGGCTCCCACCCGCATCTCGTTTTCAGGCTGGATCGCTGGCCCGGACCACGACATCCGCGCGAAGGCGATGTTCGGGGCGATGGGTCAAGCTGGGTCCGGCGAACTCGTCCATCCATTCTTCGGCCCTCTGATCGGGGTCTGCCGTGTTGGTCGTGTGTCTCACTCCCGCGCAGATGGCGGCGTGACGATGCTCGACATCACGTTCACCCAGGGAGGCGAGCCACTGTTCCCGGCTCCCGACATCCTGACGCTGGAGGCGATCGACGTCACGGCAGCACGGGTGGAGGCAGCAGCCGCAGAGTCGTTCGCAGCCTCCTGGTCGGTGGATGGAGAGACGGCCCACGTTCTGGACAGAGCCCGCAAGGCGCTCGGCAAGGTCACGACCAAATTCCGGTTCGCCCTGGGCGGCCCATTCGCCGAGAATCTCTCCCTGGCAGCAGCCGCCACGGCAGCCGTCGTCAGGCTCGAAGACGAGTATCAGGAGATCGCCTCGGACCCAGTGGGAGAGATCGTCGACCGGCTGTCGGAAGTGACCCAGCTCCTCGATGTGATCGAGTCCGTTCGTGGCCTCTACGGCTCCAGCGCCTCCGCTGCCCCGACCGCAGGGCTGAGCGAGGAGGAGATACAGGCCAGGGCGAACGATGAGGCCGTGGACAGGCTGGTCGAGAGGCTGGCCATCGCGCAGGGCTCCAGGGTCATCGCAGAGACGGAGTTCGAGACGTACGAGGAGGCAGTCGCGCTGCGGGATGAGCTGTCAGCCAGGGCAGCAGATGAGGCCCGCACAGACTCCACAATCTCGGGGCCGCTGATCGATCTCCGCGGTCGTGTCGTGGAGGACGTGAACGCCCGCACGACGGACCTCGCGCGGCTGCGGACAGTGGAAGTGAGGAGCACGACCTCGACCATCGAACTCGCCTGGAGGCTGTACGGGGACCCGACACGGTGCGACGAGATTGCAGAGCTGAACGACCTGCCGCATGGTGGGTTCGTGACCGCTGCAGTGCTAGTCCGGACGAAGTGACAGGAGGCCGCAGGAGTGGCGGACGTACAGGACATCGCCGAGCTGCTGCTCAACGGCAAGACGTTCAGCGGGTTCAGCCGTGTGTCGATCGGGGCATCCATCGAGCAGGCCGTCAGGCAGGCGACCCTGGAGCTGACGTGGCAGCCTGACGACAAGCGCCCGGTGCGGTTCAACTGCCCGCCGGGCTCCTCCGTTGAGGTGCTGATTCACGACCAGACAGGAACCGGCCGAACGGATAGAGTCATCACGGGATTCGCCGAGGCACTGTCTCCAGGCCACGACCCTGACGGGTGGAGGTTCGCGGTCGAAGTGGAGAGCAAGACGACGGATGTCGTCCTCTCCGATCCCGTGGATGTCGGGCCAGTGTTCCAGCGCATGACGAGGCTCCAGATTGTCAAGGCGATCTGTGCTCCTCACGGTATCTCCGTGGTCCTCGGCCCGGGCGTGGTGGACACGGAGATTCTTTCGAGCTTCAAACTGGAGACCGGGGAGTCAGCGTTCGCGGCGATCGAGCGCGTCAGCCGTGCAGCTGCGTGGCTCATCACGGACAACCCGGAGGGCGAACTCGTCCTCACCCGGGCCGGTGTCTCCAGGGCGCAGACGGCTCTCATTCTCAGCGACAATATCATCAGCCTGTCCGGCCGAATTGACTCCTCGCAGCGGTACTCCGAGTACGTCTGCCGAGGGCAGAGGGCAGGGGACGACCTGGACAATGGGGAGACAGTCTCTGCGATCGAGGGCTCTGCCCTGGACCCGTGGCAGACCCGTGTGCGGCGTCTGTCCGTGGATGAAGACAGGGCGACCACTCCTGCCGCAGCCCTCTCCCGCGCGAAGTGGGAGGCCGCCCAGAGGGCCGGCCGCTCTGTCTCCCTGACGTACACCGTCAGAGGATGGAGGCAGCGCCCAGGCGGCGACCTCTGGGCTCCGAACCTGCTGGTATCCGTAGACGACTGGTGGACGGGGATCGATGGGGAGCTGCTGATCGTGGGAGTGGGTTTCGACCTGGACGCCCACGGAGAGCGCACGACGATCACTGTCTCTCCGAAGGAGGGATACGAGAAGGAGCTGCCGGTGCAGGCCAGCCGTCGGCCAGCCCGCCCCAAAAAGCGAGCAGGCTCTGCCACAGGCTACCTCGGGAGGTTCGCGGCGGCCATCGGGATCGATGTCGCAGAGTACGTCGCCAGCGTGCGGGGGAACCTGGGAAGCAAGGCGGCTCCTCCATCCAGCTCAGGAGACACAGAATGAGCCGGGAGCTTGCCGCTGCCCTGGAGGGGGCGAAGAATCGAATCCGAGGGCTCATCCTCCGTGGCGTGGTGAAGCTGATCACGGAGACGACCAGCTTGCGGACGCTCCAGGTCTCCCTTCGCGCTGGAGAGCCTGACGACGGGGTCGAACACCTGGAGGGCTACGGCCTCACGGCCCGCCCTGGCAGCGGGTCGGAGTGCCTCGCAGCACGGGTGGCAGGAGCTGCCGATCACCCAGTCATCCTGTTCGCCTGGAGTCGCGCAGACCGGCCGACAGACCTTGCAGAATGGGAGGTCGCCCTATACAACCGTGCAGGGAAAGAGGTGCGGCTGACGGACACCGCCGTGGAGGTTTCTGGCGATGTGGAGGTGCAGGGCACGCACTCCTCGACGGGCGGCTATAAGATCGGGGCCGTGGCAGGCAAGTCGGGGACATTCACGGAGCCCCAGTCTGGTAATACGCTAATCTTCGCCGGCGGCATTCTCGTCGGCGGAACGGGAGTCTAGCCGTGGCGACACGCATCGTGCCAGACTACGGAGCAGGGACCATCGCCTCGGCGCTGGCTGGCTTCGGTTTAGACCCAGCCCTCGGGGCAGGCGACACGATCCAGCTCAGGGACGGGAACCACGCAGGGGTCGGGCTCGTGGTGGCTTGCAATCTGGAGCCGCACGCTGACAACGTGGCCGAGGCCGTGGTGCTGGGCGATACGACCTCCTCATCTGACGTGCTGCGGGTCCAGCCTAATGCCGTCACGATCAAGGGTATCGTCGTCCAGGGCTCCCATGCGACGAAGGCGTGCATCGCCCTGAATGTCAACGGGTGCACGGTCGGGGGGAACGACCCCGGCGACAAGGTAACGTTCCGAGAGTACAAGGGGAAAGCGATCTATTCGACCACGGACTCGCACAACATCATCCAGCCGGACTGCGATGGTGGAGTGGGGGCGACTCCTGCCGTGACTGCGATCGACTGCAACGGTGGAGCGGGTGGAGGGCTGGCGAATCCCACGATCTACGGGACACACGCCACGGGCATCAGGCCAGCCTCTGGGATGACGGTCTATCACCCAACGATCACGGGATGCACGACCCACGGGCTCGATGCGAGTCAGGCGTGCACGGTCCGCAATGCCATCGCAAAGGACAACGCAGGGATCGGCCTGTATCTGAACCACGCCGGCGCGGACGTGGATTACTACGACACCCACGGCAATGGGACGGCGACCTCCGTGGTGGCCGGGACTCTGGGTGTCAACGCCTGGACGGCCGACCCGCTGTTCACGGATGCCGGCACGGACGACTATACCCTCCAGTCTGGGTCGCCAGTCCTCGACCTGGGGACGAACACCGGGACGACCACGGATGGGGCTGGGCTCCCCCGTGATGTCGGGGGCGGTCCAGACCTGGGCGCCCATGAGAGGCAGACGGAGCAGCCGACCGTTCTGAGTGGGACCGCAGTCGGGCTGGACACCGTGGTCGTCATGTTCGACCAGTCGATGGCAGAGGGAACGGTCGAGACCGCATCCGAGTGGGACGTGTCCCCGCTCCTGGCAGGAGCTGCGGTCATCATCTCGACGGCAGAGCTGGCCGAGCCCACCCGTGTGCGGCTCTCCCTCTCCTCCCCGATGACCTCGGATGAGCCGTACCGTGTGACGGGCCCTGCGACCGCGGAGAATGGCACCGGGGACGTGCTCGACCCAGCCGCGGACACGGCAGACTTCATGTCGCCACTGGAGGCCGTGGACAGGGCGACGGACCTCTGGGGATTCCTGGCGGAAGCGACCTACGAAGGGTCGGATGCCGTCCTGCCGTATCTCCATCAGGCAGTAATCGTGGCGCTCTTCGCTGATGCCAGGGCGCAGGACTCTGACGGGGACCCGCTCGGGGACGGCAACCCGCGCGGCTGGTGGGGCGATCACTTCAGGCCACCAGGGCAGGAGCCCATCGGGTCTCGTGTCTGGACGAAGGCGAACATCCGTGGCACCCAGGACTCGGCGACCGCGCTCGTGGACAGGGCGACGGAGGCGCTCCAGCATCTCGTCGCCGAGGGTCTGATGACGCAGGCATCCGTGGCGTCCGTGCTGGAGCTGCTCGCCACTGGAGGCCGCAGGCTGAAGCTCACGGTCGAGACTCTGCGCGACCTCTCCGACCCGAACCTTGAATTCGCCGATCTCTGGGAGGTGCTGCGTGGCAACGACTGACACGAAGACCGGTTTCACGCTCTACACATTTGCGGAGATCGTGGATCGTGTCCGGGGCGACTTCGATGCTGAAGGGCTGAACCATAGCCGCCTCGCGCGGTCGCTCCTGTACCCGTTCGTCTTCGTGCTCGCAGGCGTGGCGTATCTCCTCCAGGGCCGCATCGCCTGGGGCGTGCGGCAGTCCTTCGTCACCCTGGCATCGCTCGTCAACGTGAGGCGCTGGGGCCGCACCACTGGCAAGCCGTACATCGTGGCAGCTCAGGCGACCACGACCTGGACGTTCACGGGCCTGAATGGGACATCGATCCCAGCAGGCACGGAGTTCGCAGATGCTGGAGGGAACCTCTGGACCACGGACGGGATCGACGCCATCCCGGTCGGGCTGTCCGTGGCTGTGCCGTGCACCTCGACGGAGGCCACGAGCGATGCGAATGTGACGACCGGGGATGAGGGCACACTGACGACCCCGATCGTGGGGCTGGCCTCCACCGTCACGGCCGCAGCAGATGCCACGGACGGGCAGGATGATGAGACCCAGGCGAACCACGTCGAGCGCATCCTGGAGAGTTGGGCAGAGCCGGAACAGTGGAGCGGCTCGCAGGCTGATTACAAGACGGCAACCCGGACAGCCCTGGCGAACGTAGACAAAGTCGGGGCGATCCACCCGAGCGACAACATCGTCTCGATCATATTCACGATGGACCCAGGCTATGGGGATGGCGGTGGCGTCCTCCCCACGGCTGGGAACGTGAACACCGTGCAGGGATACATCGACGAAGTGGACGCTGATGGAGACTTCGTCCGCAAACCCATCACGGCCGCAGTCACGGCCTACGCGGCCACGGAGACATCGACGGCACTGACGATCGCCATCGATGGGGGCGTCCTCACGGGGCAGGCAGACGACATCGAGGACGCCGTCGATGATATGCTGAGGAGAGCGCAGCAGCCCGGCCTCGTCTACACCGTGCCGCACGAACTCTGGGTCACGGCGATCCAGAATGCGCTCGGCTCCGAGGCCGGCTTCACTCTGACAGCTCCAGCCGGGGACGTGACCTCGACGGCAGGGCAGGTCGTGACGCGCGACGATGGCGCCACGACCATCACGTAAGGGGGGACGATGGCTCGGACCGCCGCCGACTATGCGGACCTGCTCCTCCGGCTCTGCCCGGAGTCAGTCCGTGGCCTATGGTCGAGGATGCACGCCACTCTGCTGTCGTTCGTCTCCGCCAAGGGCGCAGAGCTGGCCCGCATCGAGGGCCGTGCTGATGATGCGCTCGAAGAAGCGTTCCCAGGCACGGCCGAGGAGACGATCGAGGCATGGGAGGAGCAGCTCGGGATCGATGACCCACCCGCCACCCTGGCAGAGCGGCAAGCGTACTGCGTCGCCAAGTTCAGAGGCCGAGGAGGGCCGCAGGTCGCGGCGTATATCAGGACCGTCTGCGAAGGGTTCGGGTATGCGGCCGCAAGCGTGACGATCACGGAGCCAGCGTCAGCCCTTGTCGCATTCCGCTGCGGCGTTGGAGCCTGCGGGGACCCGATCGGTGGAGGAGGAGCAGAGGCGCACTCGTTCCTCGTGACTTATCCAGCTCCCACGAATGCAGAGCTGGAGGAGCTGATCACGGCGATCAAACCCGTCCACACGACGGCGTACTTCGCCACGGTGTAGGAGAGACGAGATGGCGTTCAGAGTAGACAATGCGAGCAGCTCCGCAGCCTACGCCCCAGGCGCCAGAGCCGCGGGCCCGAACCCTGGAAACTACTTCGTCGACCCCTCCGGTCCGACCCCGGGGACGATCTGGGACGCGGACTTCGCAAACATGCTCCAGGAGGAGATCGCCGGCGCGGTGGAGGCCGCAGGGCTGACTCTGAGCAAGACGAACGACAGCCAGCTCTCGACCGCCATCGGCGGAGGCGCGGCTGTCTCCTCCCATGCCACCACGACGGGCAGCGTGACCACGAACCACGCCCATGCCGTCATCGCCTCCACGACCTCCACGGCCTCCGGTGGGGCGCAGCACTCAGCGGTCGTGTGCGGCACGTCCTCCGTGGCCTCTGGGTCGATGGCCGTGTGCATATCAGGAGGCGGCAACACGGCATCAGGCGCCTATTCCGGGACGTACTCGTCCTCTGATTGCGTTGTGTCAGCTGAGGGCGCGGCGGTCATCGGCTGCGCCGATGTGGACGTGGCATCGATCACGGGAGTGGCCGCCGGCTGCCTCGACTCCTTCCTCACGGGTGGGGAGGTGATGGTCGCCTCCCGCAATGCTGAGTTCGTAAACAGCTATGCGATAGGCGGTGGGTACTCAGGGGCGGGCATCAGCAAGACGAGCGCGAACCAAAACATGTCGTGGATGATCGAGTCGAATGGCGGCATCGGTCACTTCGAGGGCTCCGTGGAGATCGGTGGCACCGTGGACAACGTGGGAGGAGCCGGGCAGGTTCCGACCATCACGCTCACGGGCTCCTCCGGGGACATCGACTGCGATGGAGACCTGAACGTCGGGACGAATGCAGACGTGACGGGAACCCTGGACGTGACCGGCAGGACCACGGTCGCCAAGTTTGAAGTCGGCGCGACGTATCTGTTCAGGTCGACGGCAGATCACACCGGCGGGTCGCCGCTCGGGGCTGGCGCATGGGACTCGATCACCGTGGCAGGGCTCCCCGTTGACTTAGGGTCGCAGATCCGGTTCGTGATGGGCTCCGTGGACGCCGTGACCTGCGAGGTCGTGATGGGCTCTGTCAGCCTGAACGGCACGACTGCGACGATCAGATACTGGAACGAGGGCAGCAGCGGGGCGTATAATAACTACCTGTACTTCGATGTTTTCGTGATCAATCCGAGCTGACCGGGGGAGCCGTGGCAGGCAGAGCCTATATCTTCACGCACCTGCGGCCCGAGATGGTCACTCGGCCACTCCGTGAGGTCGAGGAGCAGGTGCCGTTCGCAATGGCTCTCGGCCTGACGGGGCTCGCCAAACAAGCGATGAACACCGTCCGCAGTAACATGCCGCAGCACTTCGATATCGGGTCAGCGTGGGTCCTGCGTGGAGTCGTGTTCGAGAAGGCACGGAAGACAGATTATCCGTTCCCAGCCTCTGAGGTGGGCGTCCGTCACGACCGCGGGTTCCTGGAGAAACAGCTCGAAACAGGGCCGAAGACACCTGAGGGCGGACGGTCCTCATTCTCCATCCCGATCGCTGGGTCGATCAGGTCGAAGAGGGCTCCAGCCAGGGCAGGCTCGGCCAGCTCTCCGGGAGCCGTGAGGCAGCGGAAAACGGCCCTGCTATCCACGGACAGGATGCGGGCCGGCTCCCTCGGGTTGTTCAGTGGCGCCCGGAGCTTGCGGCTCCAGTGGGTTTTTCGCAGGTCGATCACGATCCGCAAGGCGTGGCCGTTCTTCGATGATGTTCAGGGAGCTGTTCGTATCTACTGGGACAGCGAAATGCGGCACGCCCTTGACAGGGCGATGAAAACCGTGAAGGCAGGCAGAGGAGGCCGAAGATGATGGCGAGAACCCTTGCGCTCCTGGCGCTTTTGCTCTCTCTGGTGCCCGCCTCTGCGGCGGCCCAGCCCTACCGCAACCCGACCCAGGCCGCAACCGACCTGGAGCTGACGGCGATCGAGCTGACAGGGGAGGCCGAGATCGGTGTCCTCTCCGCCGGGTACAAGCGTTGCACGGTCGGGCTGCGAGTGGCTGCCTATGCTGGGTGGGCCGGCACGGCGTACTTCATCCCGTCGGTCGGCCCTGGGGACGACGATGGAGGCGTGGAGACGGTCGTAACGGTAACGGAGCTGACAGCAGCAGGCACGGACGGCGTATACGACTACGTCGTCACCGGGGCATGGGCTGTCACCGTGGAGGTCGAGGCGAACGACAAGGTCGTCACGGTCCTGTCGCTCTGCTGGGATATCCGGGAGGCCGCCCGCGCGGTCGTCCGTGCATTCGTGGGGGCGTAGCATGAAGATCCAGAAGATCGCAGCCGCACTGGTCGCGCTGCTCCTGCTCCTCTCCTCTCCTCTCCTCCCTGCGGACGTCGGCAGCTGGCCACCAGTCCCGGCCGAAGAGGAGATATCTACCCTGCAAGGGGAGATGACCGCAGTCGAGGGCGATGTGTCTACCCTGCAAGGGGAGATGACCGCAGTCGAGGGCGTGACGGATGGGCTCCAGCCTGCCCGTGTATTCACCGTCTCTCCTTCTGGTGCCGGGTACACTGGCATCGAGGCAGCAGTCGCAGCGGCAGGAGCCGTGGCGACATCCTCCAGCCGGGCCACGGTGGAGGTCGGGCCGGGCACCTATGCGGAGACCTGCCCGGTTCCGGTTCCGCAGTATGTTACGGTCGTCGCAAGGGGAGGCCATGAAGCCGTGATCATGACGTGCGGCGCCGGCGTGCACGGCTTCGTGTTCGCTTCTGACTCCAGTGTCGTTGGCGTCCAGGTCGAGGGCGTTGGCTCTGGTGGGTTCGCCGCATTCCAGTGGCCCGCAGCCGTGGAGCACGCCCACGCCGTGGACACCCGGGTCGTGGACTTCGATATCGGGTGGCTGTCCGAGTCTACTGGAGAAGGCAACACGGTCGACGCATCCGGGATCTACTCAGGGACCACAACGAGCGGCACGAAGGCCGGGGCCGGGATGCTGCTGCGGGTCCACAATTTCTATGTCGCCCCATCTGCAACAATCGTCAACGTGTTCCATGCGGACGGCGCGGCTGCCCTGATGTTCGTCCAGGGCGCAGCGGTCTACTCCACCACGGTCACGAACTGCGTTCATGCGGACAACGGCGCCGTGATGAGGGTCGCAGGCTCCGGGTGCAGCACGGTCGTCAACGGCATCCGTATCGGGCTCGACTCTGAGGTGCTGCTCGTTGGCGGGGGCGTGGATGCGGCCAGCGGATACGATGCCGTGCTGGAGACATCCACGAGCGAGCTATACCTCGGCGGCTGCTGGATGCAAAAGGACAAGATCGGCGGCACGGACACCGGCATCCTCGTTGGCTGCGCGACCAGTGACACGCCCGGCGATCAAGGCCAGTGGTGCTATGGGGAATTTCATGTCGGCGACCGCAGGGCGGGCTCTGAGACCTGCCTCGGGGGCGGAGACTCTTACTTCGCCGACACGATCGCATTCCTCAACGATAACCTTGCCGTTGGGAGCTGGACGGACGTGACCGCAGAGTCGAAAAGCTCCAGCGGCTCGACCTTCACGCCGTTCCCTGGGAAGTCCGTGGGCGAGTGTCTCTATCTGGGCTCGCCCTACGCCTTCCCCGGGTTGAAAGTGAACGTCACCACGGCGCTCGTCCCTGGTGCGGGCGAGCTGCTGCTGACGTACTGGGATGGCTCGTGGGCTGAGGTCGATCATATGGCGACGGAGGCTGATGCGCCTTACGCCCAGTACGGAGACACGATCTACGAGAGGACAGGCAGCGAGCAGATCCGCTTTGCGAAGGACGGGATGCCCGGCTGGGTCAAGTCAACGCTGAACGGCGAAAACCAATACTGGGTGCGGCTCTGTGTCATCACGGGAGCCATCGCGACCGCCCCGGTCATCGAGCAGCACAAGTTCCACACGGACCGGGCGGAGTTCAACGCAGATGGGCTCTGGGAGGCGTTCGGCGCCGCGCGGCCTTCCCGGTCTCTCACCGTGGAGCTGTACCCGATTTCCGGGAATGACCCCGACGACGAAAACATCACGATCAGTGGAAACCTCACACTCGGGCAGCTCGACAACGCCTTCGACAATGGCAAGACGGACGCCATCGGGGGCGTGATCACGATCCCGGAAGGGCTGGACACCTCGACCCCGATTGTGCTGTCCGTTCCCTGGCACTCGAAGACCGTCACTAGCGGGTCCGTCGAGTGGGAACTGCTCACCGTTGCGATCCCAGCTGGCAGCATCCTCGACGGGTCCTCCCTGGACTCGACGGAGGAATCCCAGGCGACCATCGTGGGCGTCCCTGGCTCTGCGGAACAGCTGACAGAGACCTCGTTCGATATCTACGTGGCAGAGCTGGTCGCTGGAGAGCGGATCGCGTTCAAGTTCTTCCGTGATGCGACCGGCCCTCCGGGTGGAAACAGCACGGATGATGATGCCGCAGGCGACATGGTCACGGTGCGACCGTACTCCGTCACTGGGACGTTCTGGAGGTAGGCCGTGAGCCCCGCCATGATAATCGCAGACGTGGCCGCCATCATCATCGCCAGCCTCCCGGCCGCAATCACGTTCTCGCAGATGGAGGATTTCGCCTCTCGGTGGGGCGTGCCGATGCTCCTGGTCGTGCTCGTGATGCTGTACGGCCTGGGCGCTGCCAGGAGGAGAGAGAAGCGGGACGAGGCCCGCGAGCAGCGGCTAATGGGTGGGTTCGAGCTGCTGTCAGGAGTGACCCAGCGGCTCGAGCGTTCCGTGACCCGGCAGACGGCCGTCATGCTGGCGACGACTGAGGTTCCAGAGGCCAGGATCGAGAGCCTCGTGGCACGGCTGACAGCGCAGGACCAATCCTGCGGCGTCTGCGTGCTGAAGGAATACCCAGCGCACGAGCGTGACCCGATCGCAGAGAGGGCCGCATACTGCCGGGACCATTATCCGAGCTGCGCCGTAGCCGTGGAGCTGGCAGAGCAGCGGAAGCAAGGGCGGTTGCTATGAGCCAGGAGGGTCGGCCAGGACTCACCCAGGAGGAGGCGCGCGAGCTGCGCGTGGTGCGGCCTCTGCTCGATCGCAGGCTGCTGCGGCCTGGGATGGCTGCTGCTGTCTTGCGGGCCGCGAAGGGCGCATCCCGGCTCATCTGGGAGGCTCCCCGTGGAGCCTCTGCGATCATCGGTGGCCAGCGGGTCGGGCTCCCTCTGCCCTCTGGGGCGTTCCGCACCTGGAGAGACCCAGGAGGGCTCGACATCCGGGCCGGAGGGTATGCAAAGAAGCGCAGAGGAGGACAGAGGCCACGGGCCATCGTGCAGCACTGGGGAGGGCTGGACGTGCGTCACTGTCTCAGAGCCCTGATCGCCCGCGAGCTGTCCTCCCACGGAGGCGTCGGGCCGGATGGTTTCTACCAGTGGCTCGACCTGATGTTCCGTGCGTACCACGCCGGGACCCCGGCCAACGACTGGAGCGTCGGCTTCGACATCTGCCAGAGCCCTCGCCCCGAGTTCCTCGATGAGAGCAGAGAGAGAGGGCTGCGGGTTCAGGTCGTGGAGAACCCAACGGACAGAGGGCCGCGCGAGATCGTGACTCTGGACCCGAGGACGGCAGGGCACGTCCGGCGCACGGTGCCGTCTCTCTGCTATGCCCTCGGCATCCCGCAGCGGGTCCCACGGGGCGAGGATGGGCTCCAGGACTCCGGCCCAGTGTTCCACGGTGTGATCGACGTCCAGGCGTTCCTGCGGTCTGGTGGGGGCGTCCTCGGGCATCATCATCTACGGAAAACGAAGTGGGACGTGGCGTGCTGGTGGGACTCCATCTACGAGGGCACGGCACTAGGCTAGAACGAAAAGCGGCCGGCCTCGATGAGAAGGCCGACCGCAGGAGAGAGACACCCGCACCCAGCAGGAGCGAGCAGCAGCTGGCAAGGTTACACGACGCAGCGAGAAGCTGCAAGGGGGCGGGCATGGGAGAGCAGAGAGCGGACGGCGGCAAGACGGAGCCGTTCTGGCTGTCGACGACATTCCTGGCAACCGGGGGAGCGTTCATCGCTGCAGCGGTCGCCTTCGTGGCGTTCCTCTGGCCCGAGGGCGCCCAGTGGCTCCAGGGACTGGCCGGGCAGCTCATCGCCCTGGGTGGCGCAGGGCTCGCCCTGGCGGCCTTCATCTGGAGGGCGAAGAAGGGCAGCAGCGCCGAGCACTCCTCGCCGCGGCTCACCCTTGGCAAGCCGAAAGCTCCGTTTCAGGACCGGCCCGGGGGCGGGGTCACCGGCCCCCTTGTGATTCTGCTCGCCGGGTCGGTCCTGTTCCTCTGTTCCTGCTCTGCCACCACGCAGGGCCGCATCCAGACTGCTGAGGGAGCGATCGGGGTTGCTGTCTTCGCCGCAGACCTTGCCGCCGAGGCAGCCATCCACAGAGAAGAGGCTGCGCTCTGCGTGGCTGCGGTCTCAGTCCAGGCAGCAGCAGAGGTCGCAGAGGACGCGCTGCGAGACCTGGGAGACGATGTGGAGCTGGACGCCATCCCAGGGCTGACAGTGCAGCTCGGGAGGTGCGAGGAGCTGTTCCCGGGCGGGTTCCCGGCGATGCTGGAGGGCGACGCACTCCTGGTCGTGGATGGGCTGGCACAGCGCGTGCTGCCAGCCGTCCGCAGATACGTCGACCAGCTCCTCTCCCGGGTGCCCGATGAGGAGATGAGCTGCCGCACCCGGCAGGCCGTGAGGGCGGCCCTGGCGTACATCGAGGCTGCCTTCCTCCCGGCCGTCGACTTCCTCTCTGGCCGCTCAGGCTCCGTCGTGTTCCCAGCCGTGCCCATCGAGTACGGGGAATGCGATGCCGGGGTCGAGGAGGCTCGGCGCTCTGGGCTCCTCCTGGAGTCCGCAGCGCAATGGGAGGGCTGACCGTGCGCATCCTCCTGGCCGTTGTGGCGTCTCTCCTCCTCTCGGGATGCTGGCAGCTGACGATCCGCGTCCCGGTGCCGTGGGGAGGGAACGCAGAGCTGATGGCAGACTTCCGGGAGCGCCACGAGGAGAACCAGAGGCCACCCAGCCACGGGGCAGACACGACCGGAGGGGAGGGCGAGGATGGCAGATAGCAAGCCGCAGAATCGCTGGGGATTCTACTCCGTGCTCGCCACGTCTGTCGGCGCAGTCCTGCTCGGAGTGGCCAACCGCTTCGAGCCTCCAGACAGGGCAGCAGCGCAGACCTCGTACGGCCTCACCAGGGGAGCAGTCGAGGAGGTCGTGGAGGACGTGGAGGACATCGACGACCGGGTGCGGGCTCTGGAGCTGGACGCGGCTCGCTCAGAGGGCCGCAGGGACGCCCGGCGCAGAATGGTGAACCGGGCAGCCTCCTCCCGTGCCCTCTCCCGGGCGATGCTGGATGATGACGGGGAGGAGCTGGAGGTCGACGAGATGGAGTGGGAGGAGGAGGAGGTCGTCGCCAGGAGGCCACTCCGGGAGCGCGTGAACCTCCCGGAGC